GATAACGGCAAGCAGGTGCCTGGCAGCAATCTGGTACTCAAGCATGGGACGGCCTGGCGGTCCAACGGCATCAGTATTATCGGCAACCAGGCGTGTTACAACATCGGACGTGGCTGGTGGCTGCCGCAGAAGTATACCGACCAAGCTGGGCTGATTACCATTAATTATGTCCCCGGCTATGGCGTGGCTGCCGTCAATTCCAGTGGCAAGCAGATTGCTGGATCCAACACCAAGTTTAAGAGTGGCAGTCGATGGCAGTCAGCGACTGTAGTCAAGATTCGTGGTCAGGTCTGCTACAAGGTCAGTAATAGTGAGTTTATTCCGGCCGATTACACGCACGGCAGCGGGAAGCAATACCTGAAATGAGCAGTAATCAAAAAAGTAATCACAAAAGGCAAAAAGAGTGATATATGAAATGGCGTTGAACGCTACAAACCCCAGAACACCGGCATTTTGCTACTCCTGATATTGGCTGGAATGCTATAACAAACAAGAAGAACATGTTCGCTCTGCTGGGCCGTCAAGGCTATGAAGAGTTGACGAAGGAATTGACGGAGCGCTTGAATAAGTAAGCGTTCGGCGATTCTCAAAAATAAATAAGCGGTGCCCTTAAAACCGGGTCATCCTCAGAAAGTAATCAAAAAAGTAATCACTTGAGGATGTTTGGTTCGGGACACCGCTTTTTTTATTGCCGTTGATCCAAATATTTGATGTATTTTTGGTTGGCATCTTTGATCACCTTGGGAGTGATCTCGGCATAAATCTCAGTGGTTTCAATTGACTTGTGACCCAAAATGTTCTTGATATCGTCCAGCGGGACGCCGGCCTCTCGTAACATGACACCGTGTGTATGGCGTAGGTCGTGGATTTTGATCTTGGGCAGGCCGGCTAACTTCCTGATTCGTTCGAACGCACCGTTCGTGGACCGATCACGTAGCGGCTCAAATCGGTATCTCTCAGACCATGAGTAGCGAAAGATCAGGTCATCGCTACCAGGAAAGACCTGCTTTCCATTCCGGGCTCCGGTAATGTTACCGTAAAACAGTCGATTGAATTGATCCAAAGCGTGGATAAGGCGTGGGGTGGCGTAGAGAGTACGAACTGATGCCGGAAACTTGGGGTCATCAAGGATCACGTCGTCAGCGTGCTCGCCTACCTCTGCTCGGTATAGCCTAGTCTTGTTGATGGAGATGGACTTGTCTGATAGGTTAATGTCTTGCCATTGTAGGGCCATCGCCTCGCCTTTGCGCAACCCTAGGTCCAGGATTGCCAGGAAGAAGACATACCACACCGGATCACGTTCTTTGAGCGCAGCATCCAAGAAGTTTTCGGATTCCTCCACGGTCCAGTAATGCAGAACGGAGGTGCGAGTTTTCACATCGCGAGGGAACTCAACTTTGGAAGCAGGATTTTGTGGAATGAAGCCAAGATGGACCGCCTTTTCCAGTGCGTTGGATAGGGTAGCGTTGATGATGTTGACTGAGTTGTAGGACAACGGTCGGTTGTCTTGGCCGCCGGACCGTAGGAGGCTCAGGATAAATTGCTGATGTACAGCGGGTGTGTAGTCGCCAAGGGTATAATTGCCGACACGTGGAATCAGATAGTGTTCAATTTGGTAACGATAGAGGATCATCGAGCCTTCTTTCACATTTATCTTGTACTTGCCGATCCACTCCCGCAGCCAATCGCCCAATTTCATCTTGAAACGATATTTGCGGGCTTCTTTGTGGTTAGCAAAGTCGTTCTCAATCCTTTTGGCGTAATTTCTGGCTTCAGCCGACGAACGGAACCCGGCCTTGTGCTTGGAGATGCGGGAATTGTTCTCCCGATTGACACCCGCATAAACTCGAACTTCATACCGCGTTTCTCCATTTTTCAGCTGATATTTTGAAATTTGAGCCATGTTTTGACCACCTTTCTGTATTTACATTATGCAAAATACACACGCCAGTTCGCTAATTGGGTGAAAGAAAAGCCCCAATTTGGGGCTGAAAAAATTACTGAAGACTAATATCAATTGGTGCCCACGCCTCCGCGATTGTCTCAAACGTGGAAGTGTCCGCCATGTTGTCGGCGTTCACTGTCACCTTCGTGATCTTGTCTTGATCGCCGGCCTTAATGAGGCCCATACAAGCAGTTTCTTTCGTGGCACCAGCGGCGATCTCAGATCCAGTGCCTTGGTCTTGAAGCCCGCCGTTCATATCCATTTGCTGACCGGTGGAAGTCACCAGAGATTTAACTCCATTGAATTGTGCCGGCTTGGCAGTGCCATTCTTCACGGCATAAGTCACCTGGACTTCGTAGTAGGGAGTGGTCACGCCGGTTGAATTAAAGGTGTCACTTGCCAGCTTCTTCTGATCATCGTTGACAGGGGTGATTTCAAAAATTTTCACGTCCTTAATGGTCAAAGTGAACTGACCGTTTGGAAAGTCTTTATTGGGCGACACAATCTTGACGAGTTTCATCTTTCCTTGCATACTGTCGTCTTTCCATTGGCCCACCTTGATTAACGGACCGTTGGTCACTTCTGAAGTTTCAGACTTCTTGGAGGAAGAGGACTTCTTCTCGGACGCTGCTGTTTTGGTGGAAGAAGGTTCTTTCCCAGCCGTATCAGTCCCAGAATTGCTGCTCCCACATGCCGAAAGCGCAACGGCAGTCAGCATGGTCATAGATAACACCATGATTTTCTTCATTTTCATTTTGTATATCTCCCCGTGAAGCAGCTTTTTACGTCATCAGGATTTGGACGAATGAGCCACTCTAATTGTCCCACTGCGAAGGCTGTTTTTGTGCCCGGAGGCGGGCGTAAATGAAAAAGTCTGAAGCAAGCACAGCGTATTAGAATGAATCAGCGTACCTAGACTGGCGTTACAAGCTGATTTTGAAATTGTAAGTTTTGTTCGAGAACCCCTGTGTCGCAGCTAATTTGCTGTCATCGGTTAATTGGTAGTCGGCACTGAAAATAATTTGTAGAGACTTAATCGAACTGGGGGAAGGCATCTTAGGTATTGTCCAGAGTACAAATCCCTCTTTCTCTTTGCCTGCTGAAAAGGTTCCGTCAAATTGATCACTGCTGGATGCATCTGCGACTTCGTGCTGACCATCTGAGGTATTGAGAAAGCCGCGGGTAGGGTAAATTGTAATCTCACGAGCTGCCCTGATCTTGAAGTGAACGAGAACGACACCCTCATACATTTTCTTGGTACGCTTATCCTCAAATGCTTTTGTCTTGATTACGTTGACTTGATCGATAGTTACGTTGGCCCCAGCCCATGAGTTATCGAACGCATCAAGGGAGTATGCGTTACTGGATATAATGGGATAGCTAATGTGATTCACCGGCACAGATTTAGCGGAATCAGCGGGGCCAGTAGAACGTCCCTTAAAAGTAAGCTCTTTTGAGACTCCGTTTAACACCTTGGCAGAGCTTTGTGAGTGGCTGCCATTGCAGGAGGAAAGAGCAAGTACAGCGATTGATAATAAAGCCACTAGGGTAAGTTTGTGTTTATCCATGTATACCGTCTCTTTTCTTCAATTTCAGCTTTTAACGTCGTCAGGATTTGGACGGTGTGGAAATACCCAGTACGCGTTTCACCTAAATCTGCTATACTTCAATTTGAGAGCGGGGTGCACACGATGGATCTCAAATTGTCGGAAGCGGAGCGTAACGAATTGGTAGACATGCTGTGTGACCTAAGAGACGAGCTATCTGATGCCCCATTAGAGCAGGGCACAGATGGTAGGATACGTGACTGGTACGCCCCGGGTTCCGTTGACGAAAAAAAAGCCAACCTAATTCACGATTTACTTCTTCGGCTGTGAAAATGCCATGCTTGGTTGATAATAGTCGTTGAAAATATTGGCAATACCGTCGAGCAGGATATCGCACAAGTTTTTTGATGTGTAGCCTGTATTATGGTGATCAACCGAGTTCCGTGCTGCAAACAGCAAGCGGATGTACTTTGCTTGGCGGATACTCATTTTTACTGGTGGCTTCATCAGCAAAGAAGTGTATTTCGACCCCGTAGGATCCCAACCAAGCTGCTTCTGAAGTTCGGTTTCCGAATGGGAATTTTGCAGGGTCAGAAGAAGCAGATGCTCGATGCATGTCCCTAGCCCGACGGAACAGAGAAACCAATATCCATCGTTATATGCAGTCAAGCACTGGTTAAACTCATCGGCAAACTGGTCATTGCCGATAGCTTCAACCATCTTATCAAAGCGAAAACGCTCAACAAAGATTTTTTGGTTGCTGAGTGGAAAGGGAGTTACCCGGTTTCGTTCCTCAAGCATCACTTTGCTCAGATCGTATTCGTTAGAGACCCATTTGTAAATCCACTGGCTTCTGATGGCGGCAATTGAGCTGACGAACGTCAAGTCTAGGGACGCGGCTTCGATTGTTTCAGTAATCCTCTTGGGTATCACGTTTTGCTCAACTAGGTAAGCTAATCGTTGCGGATCCTGAACGAGTTGCTCGAAATCGTAGTTGTTAGTTTGGCTTCTGGCATCTGTGTATATTAATGAATCAGATCCATCTGTAGCGCGAGCAAAAACAACGTATGCAGATTGGGAACTCTTATATGATACTTGAATGACAAACAGTTGGATGCGTTTTTCACCAGCCCAAATGAATCTCGATTTGTCCTGTTCATCAACACCGAAAAAATCAAGACGTTTTCCATAAAGACTCTTGAGGGTTGGAAGAATGCTTGGCTTCCAAAGTGTGCTTTGATCCATATCTGCATCTCCCCAGCCCCGCTTCGGCGGGGCTATTTGTTTGCCGTCAGGATTTGGACGGTAAACACTCTTGCGTTTCAGAACAAATACTCGGCCACGGATTCTTGGACACTGTCGACCTCCCAGGATGGAATGTGCAACTTGCCCATCCAATCTACCGCATTGATCTGATCCGGTTGACAGTCGCCATCGATAGTCAGTGGAAGGAGGATCTCAAACGCCTTCTTGTTAGCGTGATACTCGTACTTGCTGTGGTTGGCGGTTGTTGTGAAATACAGGATCGATGAGCCGTCACCGTCCAAACAGTGACCTATTTCGTGGGCGGCGATGTAGGGCAATTGATTCTGATCTCGCCAGCACATGTTGATTACGACAAGGGACTTGGCCGGGTCACTAGCAGACGGCGTGTCGGGCTGTAGCTCTTTGGTCAGGATGAAGCCGACACCGTGTCGACGTGCGTAATCGAGTACCTGGTTAAAGAGCTCCTGATATTCCTCATCCATCGTCACGATCACTTCCCAACAGCCGTTTGATGATCTTGAGGTCTTCGTCCGGGATTGGCTTCCCTTGGTAGGTCATGATGACGTCATCGTCGTCGATGTCGACCTTCTTAGGTTTTCTCTCGGAAGTGTTCCCAATTAAATAATCAGTCGTGACGTCATAATAGCTGGCTAATTTACCGAGGGTCTCGGCATCTGGCTCGTTTCGATTATTCTCGAAGTGAGAATATGCCGCACGAGAAACGCCGACAGCTTTTGAGACCTCTTCTTGTGTTCTTCCAAGGGACGAACGCAAGACTTTAAGACGATCTCCGATCATTGCAAGCACCTCCAAGGGCATAATATCACGTAAACGGTACATATTGTATCGGTGTTACAAAAAATATCAAAAAAAGTGTTGACGGTACAAAATGTATCGTGTATTATAATAGTTGTGATACGAAATGTATCAGAAAGGACGTGGTTATCATCGAGCGGACAGTGCTTCGCGCACAGCGTGAAAAACGGGACAAAACACAGGCACAACTAGCCCAAAGTATTGGTATCTCTGAGGTATACGTGCGTAAGCTTGAATCTGGGGCGAGTCGTCCCGGATATGGGGTAGTTAAGAAGTTTGTGGACTATTATCAACAGCCCGCGAATAAGCTGTTTCCAGATATTTTTTTGCCGCTAATTGATACAAAACGTAGCAAAGAGGAGGCTGCAAAATGAATGAACTAACACCGATTGAGAATCAAGGCCAGCGGGTGCTGACCACAGAGCAGCTTAAGGAACGAGCGAAATGATGAGCAAGATGCGTTTCACCGAAGTGGCCTTCCCACGGGAGAGCGACCAGGAGCTCATCGTCAAGGTCGAAACCAATGGCCGGTACGACGAGGTCGGTCAGTTGAACGGTTATCGCGGCACTTGGTGGTATTCGGACTGGTCAGAGGGCGACGATACCTATTTCGATGACGATGTCGCGACCTTGGCGCAGGCCAAGCAGGCTACCATGCAGTGGTTACGGAACAACGACTACGGAGAACTGGAGATGATCAAATGATGACCAATGATGAGATGGTGCAGGTGCTGCACCAGTCGCAGCCGAATATGCCGCTGGCATACTGGCGCAGCATGAAGCGCACGGAGCTGATCGATGCCATCAAGCTGCTGCGGATCGAACAGACACGGGAAGTCGAGGACCAACTTGCTTCCATGTCTTAAGAATACCGGGTTTGGCACCGAACCGGATTATCCGGTTTTCTAAATAAAAGGGTGGGTGAAACAAATGAAAATGAATATCAGCAATCCGCTGAATTGGTCACTCAATAAAACCAAGGTGACACAAAAATCTCTGGCGTTTGATACAGGGCTCAGCAAGGCGACGATAAACAACTATGTGGCCGGTGGCAACGTCCGGCCGAACGAGGCGGTGGACATTGCCAACGTGCTTCGAGAGTCGGATTTCTCAATGGAGATGGGGAACATGATGCTCGGCTTGCTCAAAGCCTTCAATGGTGACGCATTTTATCATCGCCTTGAGTCCTTTGACGCTTTTGACACCAAAGAAGAACGCGAGGAAAAAGAGGCTTATGAGCGCTACGACGTGCGTATGCTTCTCAATTCTCCCCATCTCACCGCTGAACAGGTGGAACACCTTCGCAAATACAGCGATGAGAAGCTGGACAGTGTGGTCATGGGAATGACGTACTTCGCGGCCATTGCCGAGGCGCTAGGGACAACGCCGATGGATTTATTTCGTGAACGGATGCCGTACTACAAGGCACAGCATTACATGAAGGGAGATGACCCAACATGGGAGGGCTGAGAGTCTTAACCACGTACAAGCGGCCGGCGCCGCAGAAGAAGACGACCAAGAAGCGGGAAATCCCGGACGCCCGGTCCACGCAGTACTTTGCTAGAAAATGGAGCGTTAGCAATACCACGGTGTGGCGCTGGACAAAGCTCAAGGAAGACCCGCTGCCGGCAACAAAAATTGAAGGCGTGCTGCGGATTGAAATCCAAGCCGCCAGCGCCTGGTGGAAACGTCGGTCGCTTGAAGGAGGACAGTAGGATGATCACATCAAGCAACCTAGCACTACTGCTAATCCTGACGGTCGTCACGACAGCGGTCATCACAGCCTTACTGGTCCGGCCGAAATGGTTCGGGCTGGAGGACAATTACAACCCTGAAAAGGTGAAGAAAAATGATTGAAGCATACGATGCGATCACCGGGTTATACCTGGCTGAGCTTCATAAGTTGGCTGCGGGGCCCATGACGAGCGAGGAACAGACCATTTGGACTGCTCGTATGGACGCGTTTAGGGAAGCTCAGCATGCAGTATTCAAGTTGATGTTTCCTCAGGACGAAAAAAAGACCGCTGATGGCGACACCCATCAACGGCCGGAGTAAAAGACTTTGCAAAACTCTTTACTCCTCTATTTTATCAAAAATCGGAGGTAAATAACATGTTAGAACAAATCGGCATTGAACAAAGTAACGACGAGAAGCTCCAACTGATTCAACAGGAAGTTGAGCAATTCGGTGCTGCCCGGACTCAGATCGTCCATGACTTGAGCTCGGCGGACTGGGCCCTTGGTAAGCTGCGTGATTTAGAGCGTGAGCAGGCCAAAGAAGACGCCCTGGTCAAGGAAAAAGTCCAAATGTACCAAGAATGGCTAGAGAAGCGGAACAAGTCCCGTGAGGACTTCCGGGGACTGTTGGAGCATGATCTGACGGCCTATACGGCTACAGAACGGGCTAAGGACAAGAAATTCAAGTTGGACACGCCCAACGGTAAGGTGACTTATCGCCACTCCAAGGCTGCGCCCACCTGGGCCAACGAGAAGGAAACCATCGCTTGGTTAGAGAAGCAAGACGATGAGCAGTTGAAGGAAATTGCGCTCAATTACACACCTAAGCTGGATAAGACAGCCTTGAAGAAGGTTATCCAACTCACGACTGACAAGGCGGTCACCGAGAATGGTGAGGTAATTCCGGGTATTGGCGTCAATCCAGAGCACGACACAATTCTGATCAAACCCACACCGATCAAGAAGGAGGCGACTGACGATGAAGCACTCTGAATCAATGAAAGAACTCGCAACTGCCCTCAGTAAGTATCGGGAACAGCTCAAGCAGCCTTTGAAAGACGCCAATAACCCGTTTTACAAATCGAAATACGTCCCTCTGGAGAGTGTAGTGGCTGCTATCGATAAGGCATTGGCCGGCACAGGCCTGACCTATTCGCAGGAGGCTGTCGTAGGTGATGGCATCGTCCAGGTAACCACGCTGATCATGCACAGCTCCGGCGAGTGGTTGGAGAGTGCAGGTCTGACGCTGCCGGCGGGGAAGAAAGACCCCCAGGGCTATGGCTCGGCAATCACCTATGCGCGTCGGTACGCCCTGAGCACCATCTTTGGAGTGGCGGCGGATCCTGACGACGATGCTAACGCAGCGTCGGGCAATCAGGTCAACCAAGCGCCCAAGGCGTCGCCTAAGCGTCAATACCAGCAACAAAATAAGGCCCCAGTCACTAACCGCAGTGAACCGCCGCGTCAGCAGCAAGTGCCAGCAGCCAACAACCGACAGCCTGCCCGGCAACCGGCCGCACAAGGCCAAGAAGAGAATCCCATGGCCCATATCACTAATCGACTGGTTGAAGAGGCCGGTGCAGAGAAGGCCAAAGAAATTTTTATGGAAACCCTTGGCAGCGAGGGCGTGGCTAGCTTCGAGGAGCTCAAGAAGTCCAGTCAAGAAGTGATCAAGCGGGTGCTAAAGGAATTAAGAACGCGGCTCATGGAAGTACAAGACGAGAAGCGCAAGGCTGCTAACCAGGAAACCAATGCATAACATACCGTGTCCGTCGAGGGAGTGATGCCATGGCACGGCCAATCAAACGGGGTATTGACTATTTTCCTTGGGATGTCGATTCATTGCGGGATATGAAAGTGCGGAAGATTATGCGTGCCAACGGGCCTGCATCAGTCGCGGTACTCATCTGCCTGCTCGGTAATATCTACGGAGACGAAGGGTATTACATGAAGTGGGATGAAGATGCTCGGTTCTTGATTTCTGACGATGTTGGGGTCAAGGAATCGTATGTAGACGCGGTTGTGCAGAAAGCCATAAAAGTTGGGTTCTTCGATTCGGATATGTATGCCGGGCGGGGAATTCTGACAAGTCGAGGCATACAGCAGCGGTACAAGACCGCCTCTGCACAGCGCAAGGAAAATGACTTGGATCCGGATATTGACCTGATTAATGGAGTTAATCCGCCTTATAACCCAGTTAATGATGGTGATAACCCCACCCAAGGTGATGTTTCTACCCCTGGAAGTACACAAAGTAAAGTAAAGGAAAGTAAAGCAAAGAATAAAAGAGATAGTCGGCAGCCGCGCAAGCGCGTCTATCCCGACGACTCCCCAGAAATGGGTGAAGCAGAATATCTGTGGAGCAAGATCAAGGGCAACAACCCGGAGCATCGCAAACCCAACATGCAGCAGTGGGCCGACGATATCCGTAAAATGCATGAGCTTGATCAACGCCCCTTTGACAAAATCCATAAAATGATTGACTGGTCTCAGCGAGACGACTTTTGGAGCACCAATATTTTGAGTGCTGCCAAGTTGCGGGCCAAGTACGACACTATGGCCGCTCAGGCCAACAGCAAGTGGCAAGCACGCAATGCACCAAGGAAGCCAAAGACTCCGCAACCGCCTTGGGCTGATCCCAATTATAAATCACCAGCAGCCGAGCCGACGAATCCGGAAACACGAGCCAAGTTGGATGCAGAAATGGCTAAGCTGCTCGAAAGACGAGAGAAGCGAAAGGAGAACGCGACGTGAAGAAGATTGAGCCTACGGCACTTGAAGACTACCAGTTGCAACAGCAGGTCAGCCACTACATCAAGATGACACCCGTGATGGGCAAGATGCGCCAATTCGTTGAGCGCTGGAAGGATGGTGAAACCTATGGACACGATCAAGCGACGTCTCGGCCGATCCGTCATTGAGAAGCAGAAGGCCCGTGACCGCCGGTTGAAGCTCTATGAGCCGATGGTGGAGCGTGGTCTGCGAAACGTGGACATGGCCCAGGAACTGGGTATCAGTTCCACGGTCGTTGCTCATGATCTGCGACTGTTGGGGATCCATGCTCACCGTTGGATGCATTGGCGACTGATCAACGCCAACACGGGCCAAGTGACCTATTATGCCAGTATCAGCGAGATGCGGGCTGTCCGGCATTTCCACACAGAATTGGTACCCGACCGGAGCAAGATGATCTTGGGTGCTTGGACCATTGAGCACGGCGCCTGGTATCAGGATAAGCACGGGGAATGGCAGGAGGCGCCCAATGAATCCTTATAGGCCACATATCCCCTTTAGGCGGACACGGTCTAAGTACCACGCCCAGCCGGTGATCATCGATAACCACAAGTTCGACAGCAAGGCAGAAGGTGCCTATTACATCCTGCTCAAGGGCCAGGGCGTGGATTTCAAAATGCAGGAGAAATTTGAGATTTTGCCGGCATTTAAGTTTGGTGGAAAACGATACGCTGCGCGGGCTTACACACCGGATTTCTGTATCTACGAGAACGGCAACCTGATCAAGGCAATCGACGTGAAGGGCGGCAAGGCCACTCTGACCACTGATGCCAGGTTACGCATGGTGATGTGGGTCAAACGGTATCAGATACCGCTGTACGTGGCACGCTACGACTACAGAATAGGAATATTCGAGGAGACGAGAGCATGAAACAAGGATATGGCGTCATCGGTGTTTACACCAACGAGTGTTATGGCGTATATGCCAGCCGGGCCGAGGCCTGGCGGTTAGGAATCAATGGCCGATTTATTAAATCGGTGGAACCTAAACGCGGTAGCAGCTGGGTGCTGCATACCAAGATTGAGATGGATGAGCCGGTATTCGTGGCGAACCTGAGCCTGCCCATTGAGCCGCAGAAGCCATACATGGGCCCTGATACACGGGTGCGGGAGATAGCGGCCCGTCACAAATGGGAAGAAGCCAATCAAGTCCGGGAGGTGTTGGGCTGATGAACAATTTAGTGATTATGCATGATCAGCAAGCAGTGACCACAAGCCTGAAGGTTGCCGAGGTGTTTGGGAAGCGGCACGACCATGTAGTCCGCGATATAGAAGCATTGCGAGGAGATGTCCCCAATTTTGGGGAGATGTTTACGGTGACCACCGTCCCAGATTCTTACAATCGGCCACGCCGAGCCTATCTCATGAATCGCGACGGGTTCACGTTGCTCGCCATGGGATACACCGGTAAGCAAGCCATGCGCTTCAAGGTTGCTTACGTTCAGGCATTCAATTCGATGGAGCAGCAGATCCAGACCGGCTACACGATCCCAGGTAGCTACGCCGAGGCGTTAAAGCTGGCGGCCCAACAGGCCGAACAAATCGAGCAGCAGCGGCCCAAGGTGCTCTTTGCCGACGCGGTGAGTACCAGTCGATCCACGGTACTGGTGGGGGAACTCGCCAAGATTCTGCGTCAAAATGGCATCGATATCGGACAGAATCGCTTGTTCGTCTGGCTGCGCGAACGCGGATACTTAATCAACCGCCAAGGGTCTGACCGCAATATGCCGACGCAGCGGGCGATGGATCTGGGGCTGTTTCGAATCAAAGAATCAAGTCATGTCAATGGTGATGGCGTTGTTGTGACCACGAAGACGCCAAAGGTAACCGGTAAAGGGCAGCAGTACTTTATCAACAAGTTTCTGACTGATGTGGGGGGTAAAGAATGATCAATGATGCGGTACTGATTGGCCGCCTGACCAAGGCGGTGGACGTACGTTACACCCAGGGTGGCACAGCCGTCGGTAACTTCACGCTTGCCGTCAACCGAAATTTCAAGAACGCTGCCGGAGAACGTGAAGCAGATTTTATCAGTTGCGTGATCTGGAAGAAATCGGCGGAGAACCTCGCGAACTTCACACACAAGGGCACACTGATCAGTGTGCGAGGGCGTATCAACACGCGATATTATGACAAAGACGGCAGTCGGGTATACGTCACTGAGGTTGTGGTGGACGAGTTCTCACTACTGGAACCACGTGACTCATCCCCAGAGGCACCACAAGCGCCGCCTCCGGATGAGGAGCCAGAACCGGCACCTGCGCAAGAAGCAGCTGACCCACTGGCTGCCGGTCAGCCAATTGATATCAGCGACGATGATCTGCCATTTTAGGGGGCAAACGGATGAGCATCAACAAGAAAATCAGTCAGATCAACGCGACAATCAAGAACCAGTTCAAGGGTGATCAGAGCAATGACATCAGCGATGGCAGCCAGGCATTCGGCGACCTGTATTTCCACCGTGCGGTGCTGTTTGCGGCACTGCTGAAGGCATACCCGGATAAGAGCTGGCGTTCCAAGGTCCAATCAGATGGGCCTGGGTTCCCAGGCTACTTCCTCTGCTGGATCCAGACGCCAGAGGGCCAGTACAGTTATCACTACACGCTGGACCAGTTGGAGCTGATCAAGAGGAGGCCGAAAGAACATGCAGAAGTTACAGAAGGGTGATCTCGTGCGTTACGTCGGGAAGGTATTCCCTGAGTATCATGGCAAGGTTTATCAAATCGAGGACGTTGACTGGCCGGCAGAGGGCTGGATTGATCTCACGCTTCCCGGCAAGACTATTCTGGGTGATGAGCCAGACGCAGTGTCGTGGGGCAACGGGTTTATGGCCCAGGGGTTCGAGCTGGAGAAAGAGGAGGCGCCCGATGAGACAGATTGTTGAGTGGATTTGGTTCGGTCCGGCCTGGGCAGTCATGCTGTTCGGCTTCCCGGCCGTGATGATCTGGCTGGGCGTCAGCGTTGGCTTGTGTGTCGGGATCATCAAACGTGTCTTGCAGAACTAAAAAAGACCGCAAACGGCGGCCTTCTCCTGAATCACGTCACAATTGATTATAGCATAGGAGAGTGGCCGCATGATGGAACTGATCCCGTACAATAAAGAGCAAACCAAGAGAAATGTCGAGGCAGAGCTGAAGGAGTACCGCCGTAATGCCCGCCTGGCGGATGAGCGATTCATACCGAATGTTACGGCCACATATTCCTTCGAGATGAAGAGTTTTACGGGAAAACGGCCGGAACCGGTTGAGAACTACGTTACACGGCACGTGGATGCCGTGACATATTTGACCCATGTGGCAGCCGCGATGAATAAGCTGAACGCATACAAGCGGCAAATCCTGTGGGCCAAGTATTGTGACCGGCGCGAACGAAACGACAAACAGATTTACATGGATCTTCACATCCCTGAGCGGACATATTATCGGGGTTTAGACGCAGCAATCCAAGAATTTGCCGAAGCATATGAGAATGGCAGACTTTTGGCAGAATAACGGCAGTAAAAGTTCGGGTTTAACTGTTATTCTTGTATTGTGCGAAAGCACAGGGTATTCCTCCCCTTTACCCCGCATATACATTTTTGCCAAATTACTGAGGTGGTGGCTGGTGCTCAAACTGGTCGAAATCGACCAGTTTAGAATCGGGTCCGAATCCTGATGCCATCATTGCCCCTCGTTCAGAGCCACATCATGGATGCGGTTAAAATAAAAAATGGAATCAGGCTGTCTAACATCCAGCCTGGCACTCACTAGGTCGGGGGCCCTCATGCCATGACCCATGCAGCCACTACCACACGCCATTGGCGCGAGCTGCATGGCGAGCGTGTCGGGAGCAATCGTAACTCAAATTGGTTGAGTCTTAGCATGCGGGTTCGATTCCCGCCGATTGCATATCACCGTGATGGGACAACCTGAGCACGCACTGAGGTGTTGTGCAAGAGTGGCTGCCCTGGCTGGGACGTATAGCTCAGCGCTAGAGCGCTGGTCTGATAAACCAGAGGTCGTGGGTTGGAATCCCATTATGCCCAATATAAGGCTGACGGTGATTACACGGTTGACAAGCAAATCAAGTGACTGCACCGGTTTGAAGCACCGGTTAGCGTGGGGCGGTACCACGGTCAACCATTTCCAGTGCTGACTGGGGTATACACTGATCAGCACGAAATGAGAAGAGCTGGTGACTCTGCATCTCGACGGAGAGCACCACCATCTCACCTAATGGTGTGGGCAGGGGCAATCCCCCGAATTTGCGAGTTCGAATCCCGCATGGTGGTTTTGGCAAGATGCCAAAAAAAATCACCTCACAATGGTATCCGGTTGCAAAATCGGGTATTATTTTGTGGAGGTGATTTTATGCAAATTATTGTTAACGGAACTGCAACTCTCGAAGTTGACTTTTCTCGTGTTGGAGACATTTTCCGACTGTCGGTTAGTGCCTCTCAGAAAAAGGTCGATGACTTTTTGCAGCTCTTCCATTCAGGAGACAAAATTACGCTGACCATTCCGGTGCAAGAAAACAGGGAAATTGGCCCGTTAGAGTTGCTAACCACATCAACATCAAACCCAGACAGTTCTGACATTGTTTATGGTTCTGTGAGTTTACGCCCATGGAAGGAAAGCAATGCTAATGAAGGTCAAGAAGATGTGATTGCCCAGATGCTATTCACCCTCATACAGCAGATTGACAAGCAACAAGTGGAAATTGAGATGCTGAAACGTGTACTTCTTGACTCCCACATTGTTGGCGACCCTTCGAAATTTGACCCCAATTTATATTTCTCAAGGGATGAAAAGCTTGAACTGACATCAGACTTTACCGCTGCATTACAGGACGTTCTGAGTAAAGTTACTAAGAAATAGTGAGTTGTTTATAAAATCAAGACGTCTTTGGGCGTCTTTTTATTTTGTACAGGAGGTGGGTGATCAATGTGACACCAAAACAACAAATATTTGCAGACGAATATCTTAAAGATACCAATGGGACACGGGCTTACAAGGTTGCCTATCCGCAGGTTAAAAAAGATCAGGTCGCAGCGACAGCCGCTGGGAGGCTGTTGAGAAATGTTGAGGTTTCACAATACATCACCAGGCAACTAGAAAAGATGCACTCAAAGCGTTCTGCGGACGCCCAGGAGGTCATTGAATATCTGACCTCGGTCATGCGGGGAGAGCAAAAAGAGCAAACGCTGAAAGGCCTCGGTATGGGCGAGCAAGAGGTCGTCAGTATTGATGTCAGTGCTAAAGACCGTATAAAGGCCGCTGAACTATTGGGCAAGCGCCTTGCACTTTGGACTGATAACATTAATCTGACGAACAAAGACATCGTGATTAAGATTGGCGGTGACGACGATGCCAGCGATTAATGTTGAAATCGCCGACTGGCATAAGGTCTTCAACAATCAGATTTATCACCGACTATTTAATTACGATACTCCAGTAGAGGTCTATTATGGCGGGGCGGCGTCTGGTAAGAGCCACGGTGTTATTCTCAAGGTCATCGTTAAGAGCTGCCAGCAGTGGAAGGCACCCCGCAAAGTGCTATTTCTGCGTAAAGTAGCGGCGACGCTGCGGGATACGATATTCGCTGACGTGAAGAGCGGGCTGGATGAAATGGGCCTGCTGCCCTACGTCAAAGTTAACATGAGCAATTTTGAAATGCGGCTGCCTAACGGGGCCGTATTTCTTTTTAAGGGCATGGACGATCCAGAAAAAATCAAGTCCATCAAGGGTATTTCTGACGTGGTCATGGAAGAGGCCAGCGAGTTCAGTCTTGACGATTACATGCAACTGGGATTACGGCTGCGGGACCCAAAGCAGGTCAAACGGCAACGGTTCCTGATGTTTAACCCGGTTAGCAAACTGAATTGGACTTACAAGCATTTCTTCATTGGCCACGATAATGAAGCCGTTCTGATCCATAGCACTTACAAGGATAATCGGTTCCTAGACGACAGCATCAAGCGGAACATTGAAGAGCTGGTGAAGACCAACAGCGCCTATTACAAGATTTACACGCTTGGTGAGTTCACGACGATGGATAAGCTGGTATTCCCGCCAGAGCAGATTACGGTCCGCCGCCTCAATCCGGATGCTGATGAGCTACGACAGTTGCCTAGTTATTTTGGATTGGACTTTGGCTATGAGAACGACCCGAGTGTCTTGATCCATGTGAAGGTAGACCAGCAGAAGCATGAGCTGTATGTGCTTGATGAGACCTATCGGAAGCATCTGTTGAATAATGAACTGGCAACAGCGATCAAGGAAGCTGGCCACGCTAAAGAGGTCATCACGGCCGATGCCGCTGAACAAAAGTCAATTGAAGAATTACGGCGAGATGGCATTACCCGCATTCGGCCAGCCAAGAAAGGCCCAGACAGCATTCGCCAAGGAATCGCCTTTCTCAAGCAGTTCACTTGGGTGGTTGATGATCGCTGTGTGAAGACACAGGAAGAGCTGGAGAATTACACGTACAAGAAGGACAAACGCACTGATGAATACACAAACGAGCCGGTGGACAGCTACAACCATGTCATCGACAGTATCCGCTACGCCACAGAAGCTATTAACGGTTTGGCGACACCAAAGGCCAAGCTGTTCAAGAATCGATACATTTAGGAGGTGATCCATCATCGCAACAGCATTAAATCAAACAGTCACCGTGGACGGACCCGGGTCAATTACTCGGAATGATGTGTTCATCTATCCGGCTGATCGGGAAATCCCGGCTATCGACATTTACCGCTTCATCGAAGCCTTTCAGCAAGGCGTACTGCCAAAGCTCAAGACTAAGATGGACTGGTACATCGGCAACCACCCAATTCTTTTTGAGGAAACACGGGGCGGTAACCGGCCGGATAATCGAATCGTGATAAACCTGCCATATTCCAACGTGGATACGTTTAATGGTTATTTTATTGGCAAGTCCCCACAAATCAGCCTCGATAAGGATATTCAGAATAAGGCCTTGCAGGACTGGAACAACACCAATAGCTTCCAAGACCGGCTGGCTGAAATCAGCAAGCAGGTAGACATCTATGGCCGGGCCTTTGCCTTCATTTATCAGAACGAGAACTCGGAAACGCGTATGACCTACGCGGATCCAGAATCGGCGTTTATCATTTATGACGACACTGTGGAGCAAAACCCGATGGCCTTCATCCGTTTTGCCTATGATGAAGATAGCAAGCTCCACGGCACGTGCTACACGGCTAATCACATCTATGACTTTGGCGAATCTGCCAAGCCAGTGGCCGGATCTGACCATCCTAATGTTTACGGAGTGGTGCCAGCTGTCGAGTTTATCGCCAATGACGAACGGCAAGGATTGAACGATCAGATATTCGGGATTGCGGATGCAGTAGACCACGCGGTTAGCCAGAAGGCAAACAATGTTGAGTACTTCGACAATGCATACCTCAAGATCCTTGGTGTACAACTGCCCGAAGATGAGAATGGGGATCCAACTTTAAACCTTGATGGTAATCAGGTCATTTATGCAGCCAGTGCTAATGCCAAGGATGCGGACATCAGTTTTATCGAAAAGCCGGATAGTGATCAGATGCAGGAGAACCACATCAACCGACTGATTGACCAGAATTACAACGTCACTGGGGTGGTGAACTTCAATGACCAACGGATCACTGGGAACATTTCTGGCAAGGCGCTGGAACGGCTGCTTCAACGCATGAGTAACCGGGCGGCTTTCAAGCGGACGAAGTTTGCTGAGGCACTGCGGGAACTGTTTAGGATTGTGTTTTCTGCCAAGAATATTAAGGGTATTGAAGCAGATGCCTGGCATGATTTGAAATTCAAGTTCTTCGAGAATCTGCCTGCTGATTATTCAGATGAAGCGACCACTCTCAAGACGCTGGAAGGTGTCGTCAGCAAGGAGACGCAGTTCTCCACGGCGACGTTTATTGATGATCCCAAGAAGGAAATCAAGCGAATGCAGGATGAACAGGCGGAAGGCATTAAGAATGCTGTAGCTGCCAGTGACACGCAGACAGATCAGGACAAAGCCCAGGATGATCAGGAAGATCAAACGAAAGACAAAGCCAAGGAATAAGTAGGAGGTGAGCGGCATGGAGCTTAAGACATTGCAAGTTATCGCCAAGAACAACACTTACTGGGATGATCGGGTCAAACTTGAACAGCAGTGGATGCAGAAGAATCTAGCCGATGACAAGGCCTATGCCGCTCACTTGAATGGGTATTACGATAAAGCCCTCAAGGGTATTCAGGATAAGATTAACGACCAGTACACACGATTTGCGGGTTCAGAGGGGTATTCCATCGCCGACGCCGTGAAGACCGTTAAAGGGACTGATATTCGCGCTTATGAAAAAGAAGCAGCTGACATCGTTAAGCAATCCCGCCAGATGTTTAAGGAGAAAGGCGGGCCGCTAACGTTTGCTGACTTTGAGCCGGAAGTCAATCGGCGAATGCGGGTTTACAATGCCACGATGAGGATCAACCGGCTGGAGTATCTCAAGAGCCAAATTGGGTTAGAAGCTATCAAAGCCGGCGTGGAAGTAAATGCTGATCTAGCTGCCAAGCTCAATGATGATTATATTAACGAGGTCAAACGCCAGTCTGGCGTGCTGGGCGAATATACACCGCCTGCCAGCTTTGCCAACGGCAAACGGGCGGCACAAGTGATCATGGCAAATGCTAACCACAACGGTTTCTCCCAGACCTTGTGGAAAAACACTGACGCATTCAAGGCGGATCTGGACATACAGCTTAATAACGTGATGGTGCAAGGCCTTAATGGCCGGGACATGATGAAGGTTCTGCGCCAGCACTTATCCGACTCGGTGGACAAGGCACGTTACGTTACCGAACGTCTGGCCCGGACTGAATCAGCCCGAGTGCAGGCAGAAGCACAGAACGATGTCTATAAGGATCTTGGTGTGACGAAAATAAAATGGATTGCCGAGCCCAGTGCGTGTAAACAGTGCCTGGACATTGCGGCACACGAGGACATTGTTGATGGTATCGGCGTATGGCCGTTAAATGATGCGCCGGATATTCCAGCTCATCCAAATTGCCGATGCAGTAAAGCACCAATTGCTGATCGGCGCCAGATGGAACAACTGATTGATGCAGCGGGTTCCTCGACGAATGTACAGGAAACATTATCGGTAAAGGAAGCAGTAACTGATAAGACAGACCCGGCATATTGGCTGAATGATGACATGCGCGCTGTATTGCCCGCGGAAGACCAAAAGGAAATTGCACAGCGGCTCGCCGCAGCACCCGAAAACATGCAGCAACTGTACAAACAGTTTGCCCCACAACTCAAGTTTGAATCCATGGACATGAAGACCCCTGATGGACCAGGTACGATAGTCCACTACAGCCCTAAAAGCCACGGTGTGGTCATGAACCATGATGCCATGGTGGGCAAAAATTACAACCACTATGATCTGTACTTCCACGAGTTTGGCCATGCAATTGATAACATTGGCGCCGGTGGCGGCGGCATGGACTACGTGAGCAGCTACGACAAATATGGTATGCGGGCGGCACTGGACAAGGATTACCATACTTGGCTGGACCCGCAAGTAACCGATATGAAGAAGTACGTTGCTGACCGGGCGTCCCACTTCCCCGAATTTGAGGACGTGATGAAGTCTGGCGGCAATGGTTACGTCCACTATCCGGTAGCCAATGAGAACTGGCCCCTGAAGGTTGAACATGGTAAAGTTGTCATGGATGATAAGGACATCCAGCACACCGTTATCCCGGAAATTGGCAGCAAGGTAGGCTGGGACGTGGGCAGCAAAGCCAGTGAAGACCCGGCCGTTGCCAATCGCTGGGCTGACGTGAGCGATATGCTTTCTGGTGCCTCTAGAAAAGCCATTGAGCCGCTGGGTGGGCATGACAACAATTACTGGCGATACAGTATCAGCCGGCCTACTGAAGCGTTCGCAGAGATGAGCAGCGCCACCATCAACAATCCGGAGAGTTTGGCACAGATTAAAAAGATGTTCCCCACCGCTTACAGCAAGTACTTGGAAATGGTGGACGATATTGTGAAGGGGGCTAAGTAATGGCCGCAACAGCATTAGATTTCTGGCAAGCACAGCAAAAGTATCTGGCCAAGTTTGGTGAGCGGTTACCATACCCGTATCAGATACACGGCTCATATGACCAGCTTATTGATCTGATTAACGAATGCCTCAAGACGGGCAAGCCATGGCAGGCACCAGCTGGACCACCCAATTACATTTACTAGTAGCGCAGGTCTACCACCCGCGCTATTTTTATACCCTCGACCAAGCCTGATGTCGTTAAAAGCTGCGGGCATCATCCAAAGTCCAAGCCTGAATGACTCAAAAAGCTGCGGAAAGGAAGGTCACCACTATGGCTGAAGAAACTGATAATACCGAAACCACCGAACCTGAACAGCAAGAAGACACTAAAACACAACCAACGCCGAAGGACACAGAGCAAGCTCCTAAGCCGGATGAAGAGCATGAGGAGTCCGGTGTGAAATACACGGACGCAGATGTGGATCGCATTGTCCAGAAGCGGCTCGCCCGTGCCGAGCAGGATAAGCAGATTGCCGTTGACGAGGCCAAGAAGCTCGCGAAGATGAACGCCGACCAGAAACGCGACTATGAATTGAAGAAGGCTCAAGATGAGCTGGATGCAACCAAGAAACAACTGGCCACATTCGAAATGACGAAGACAGCCCGGCAAATGATCGAGGACTCCGGTTCCGAGGTCACTGAAGATGACCTGCAACATATAGTCACACCCGACGCTGACACGACTAAAGCCAATGTGCAATGGTTGCTGGCCCACGATAAGGCCACTGCTGAACGGGTGCGTAAAGAATATTTGAAAGGGTCCACGCCCAAGTCGAGTGGCTCGCCAATTCACCCAGTGACACAAGAGGAATTCAACCAAATGACTTACGCTGAACGGGCAGAATTGGCAACAAAGGACCCAACAACATTTAGCAAATTAACAGGAGGTAATTAACTATGGCAGATACAGCACCCACTAAATTGGCCGATCTGGTCAACCCAGAAGTATTAGCACCGATTATCAATTACGAACTGAAGAAGGCATTACGGTTTACGCCGTTAGCGCAAGTTGATAACACCTTGAACGGTCAACCGGGCGATACGCTGAAGTTTCCGGCTTACACCTATATCGGCGATGCAGAAGACGTGCCGGAAGGCGAGCCCATTCCGTTGGACAAGATCGGTACGACTTCCAAGCAGGTCACCGTGAAGAAAGCGGGCAAGGGTTCCTCCATCACTGATGAAGCCGTTCTTTCTGGCTATGGCGATCCCCGTGGTGAAACCACGCGGCAACTGGGCTTATCCATCGCCAACAAGGTTGATGATGATCTGTTGGCTGCTGCCCATACTGGGACACAGCATGTGGACTTTGCCGCAACTGTGGACGGTGTGCAGACTGCGTTGAACTTGTTTAACGACGAAGACCCTGCAACCATTGTAGCCATCATGAACCCTGGGGACGCTGCTAAGTTGATGGCTGACGCCCGCAAGCAGTCCGTTGGCTCTGAAGTGGCCGCCAATACCCTCATTAATGGCACCTATTTGGATGTGCTTGGTGTGCAGGTGATTCGGAGCAAAAAGCTGGAACCAGGCAATGCTCTCTTCATCAAGCAAGGCGCATTGAAGCTGGTCACCAAACGTGGCGTACAGGTCGAAACTGATCGGGACATCATTAAGAAGCTGACCATCATCACTGCAGATGAACACTACGCTGCTTATCTGTACGATGACACCAAAGTGGTTGTGGCTGCTGCCCCAAAAGCGTAACCCCTGATGGAGTGACTTTGAGCCAAAAGACTCTGACCGGTGATGCTGGCACCAGCAAGGACATCACTGTAACCGTCACTCCCGAAGGGGCACCCCAAGACATCACCGTCAAATCAGAAGACAGCAAGATTGCCACCGTCGCTCAGAATAGTGCGGGAATCTACACCGTCTCTCTGGTTGCTGCTGGCAGTACGACCATCGACTTCGCCGCCGGTGATGTTAAGTCCAGTCTGACTGTCACCGTGAACGCTCCGAAGCAGGGGTGATCTTATGGCTGACGTGCTCGGTGATGTGAAAGCTCTGCTCATGCTGGAAGATGACAAGCGGGACCGCCTGCTTGACGTCATCATTAGGAACACCGAGGCTGCATTGCGTGTCCGAGCCTCTCTGGCGGTATCTAATCCCGTTCCTGATGAGTTGTCCCATATCGTTACTGAAGTGGCTGTACGGCGGTTTAACCGAATCAAAAACGAGGGTATGAAGTCATACAGCCAGGAGGGTGAGACAATCACTTACAATGACGATGACTTCGCCCCGTTCGCCGATGAGCTGGCAGCTTATGCTGATGAACACAAAACAGCGAAGACGCTGGGCAGCGTAACCCTGCTCAACGGATATGGAGGTGAGCGCTGTGGTTTTCGACCGTGAAGTGACGTTCTGGACGGAAAATGGGTCACAGTACAACGCTGCCACCAGTAAGAACGAGCCTCGGAAGCAGCGGGTGGGCCAGTCGTATGCCAATGTTACTGATCTTGGAACCGACCGCAGTCAGATATTGTTTGGTACGTTCTTACAAAGGGCGTATGTGATTCGGTTGACCAGCCACCCTCCCACAGTGTGGGGGTATCTGTCGTTGGATGGAGATACACGCATCTACCGTCAGAAGACCACGCGTCGGGTGTTGAAGGGTGACACGATTATTGTGCAGGAGGATGACAGCCATGGCCAACGGTAACTATTTCCGTATGAATGGTATTAAAGGGCTTGAAAAGGCGCTGCTGTCCAAGGCTAAACTTACCGCGGCCAAGGCGATTGTCAAGGTCAACACCGAGGAGTTAGCCGAGGGTACCCAGCAGCGTATGGCGCAAGGTTATCGCCATGGTTTCTCCACTGGGGCCACTGCTCGGTCAACGCTGCCTCGTTTCCGCGACAGTGGCATGACCGGCTATGTGGAACCGCAGACAAATTACTTCCCGTACCTGGAACGCGGAACCCGGTTCATGGCTGCGATGCCGACACTGCGGCCATCATTTCTCGCGCAACAGCCGAAGTTCGTCACTGATCTGCGAAGGCTGGTGCATTGATGAAGTCTCCACAGCAAGAGCTTTACGATTGGGTATACGAGCTTGCCCAGCAACAAGGATGTGAAGTTTTTGATCACCTGCCGATGCAGAGTGAAAACGCTGCCTATCCTTTTATTTTGGTCGGCAACAGCGTCTACACTCCGGCCCACACAAAGTTCAGCCTGAACGGTGTCATTACTCAAACCGTTGACGTGTGGGGCAACGCTAACCAGCGGCTGGTCGTCAGCAATCTGGCAAATGCCCTCATGCGGGGGTGCCGGAAGCAATTTACTGCTGGGCCTTATCGCTTCACCGGCCAGAATTGGAACTTTGATAACGAACTGGCGCAGGACCAGAGTGTTCCGGGTAACGTATTCAACCGGGCCATGCTGACCCTGCGCTTTGAAATAATGTAGAAAATGGAGGTAACAATATGGCTGATACAGCAGTCAAGAATGAACTCGCCTTCCTGCAAGGGGTGGATACTGTCGCGTTCTTCCGCCAGAAGAGTAAGGAACGGGAGATGGAGGGGCAGCTGCTTCCCTGGCAAACGTCCCTGAGCTTTGATCCACAACGAGGAAGCGACACTAACCAGACAAAGGACGGCGTGGTGCCGACGACTTCCAGCCTGGAGACAGACTTCGAGGTTGAGTTCACCAACAATACGTCGCGTCTGGCTGATCTGATGTACGATTCACTATTCGACGGCGAGAAACTGGAAGCATGGATCATCTACCGCAATCGTCGCAATTCTGAGGGGAAGCTATTCGCCTGGTACATGCAAGTTACCGTATCTGAGGATAGCAACGACAATGATCCGGATGATAACTCCACCCGGGACGTAACGTTTGCCGTATCCGGCACCCCCAAGCGCGGCTGGCTGACACTGCCGGACGATGCTCAGGAGCAGATCGATTATATTTTCCGCGGGATTGGCAAGGTCACGGATGAGGACCAGACTGGTGGCGGCGATGCTTGGAAGAAGGAAGACGCCGGCGTCAATGTCGTAACACCTGACGACGCACCGGCCACCATTCTGACTACTGGCGTCACTGCAGAACCTGTCTCCGTGGAGGTGGGCAAGACGGCGAAGCTGGCTCCGGTCGTGACACCGCCCAATGCATCTGACGTGACCACCATTACGTATGCCAGCGATGATGAAAAAACGGCAACGGTGGCGAGTGATGGTACCGTGACCGGTGTCGAGGCCGGTGCGACGGACATCACTGTGACTGCCCATGCAGCTAAGGACTTCACTGCTAAGGCTCATGTCACTGTGACTGCATCTAAATAGTATTGGATTGAGGGAGGGGGTGAGCCTCTCCCTCTTTTTTTGAAAGGATGAGAAATTTGGAAATCACCATTGCAGGTAAGAAGTATCCGTTGCATTTCGGCATCGGTTTTGTCCGTGAGCTGGACCAGGTAGCAGGTATGAAACGGGACGGCATGTCTTTAGGCTTTGGTCTGACCATGACGATTCCAGCACTCCTGGCATATGATCCCGCCGCGTTGGCTGATGTAATCTATGCAGCCACGAAAGACGGGAGCAATCCGCGGCCCATTCAGCCGCGCGTAGAAGATTTTGTCGAACAGCAAGACGACCTTGAAAAACTGTTTGATGAAGTCAATGCCGAGATTAGTACCTCGAAGATTCTGGCACCAGCAATAAAAAACCTGAAGGGGCCGGACAAGAAAAAGAAGTAGGAGATTCGGCCCAGGCTTACCGCGAGATTCAACTCAATGCACTCGCCCTCATGGGATTCCACGACTTGGCTGCCATTGACCGAATGACGTTTGATGAATACCAGTTGCGGATGGAAGCGTACCAGGTAAAAGAGGCAGCTATGCAGGAGCACCTGGCTCTCCAGGCTTGGTTTAACCAGTCCGTCCAAGCGACTACTGGAAGCAAGAAGAACCCGCGGCCAAAGTTCTCGAAGTTCAATGAGTTTTACGACCGACCAGCACTGGTGGATAAGATCCGCAGTGAAGTGGAACCGGGCTATATCCGGCGCAATCTTTCGGTTCAGGAGAAGCAGGAACGGCAGTCTGAAGTCTTTGGCAAACGGCTAGAGGAATTCCGGAGGCTGAAGCAGCAGGGGAAGATCATGCCCATACTGCAAAGAAAGGAGGAACACAATGGCTGAGTCATACAGCGTCCAGGGGGTCCTGTCCCTAGTGGACAAGGGCTACGCTATGGGTATGAAGGCAGCCGCTGACCAAGCTGCCAATCTGCAGCGGACGACAGATTCACTTGGAACAAAGGCCAGTGGCGCATTTCAGAAGTTTTCAGCGGGCGCCAAGACAATCGGTACGGCCACGACTGTCGCTGGGGCTGCTGTCACGGCTATGGGCGTCAAGTCTCTGAAGGGATTCGGCGACTTCCAGGCTAGCCTGAACAAGGCAGCTGTCGTGGCAGGCGGCACCTCTAAAGACATCGGCGGCTTGGCTGACGTCGCAAACCACATGGGGGCCGTTTTGCCTATCAGCGCCAAAGACGCGGCCGACGCAATGGTCGAGATGGCTTCCGCCGGTGCCGATGTTGGCACCATCAAGAAGCAATTTCCGGCTATCGCTGAGGCGGCCACTGCGACAGGGTCTGACCTCAAGGCGACTGCTGGTGTTGTCCAGAACTCCATGAACATCTGGGGCGACAGTCTTAAAACACCATCCCGGGCAGCGGCTATACTGACCAAGACCGCTAACCTTTCCAACGCTGGTATCGAGGATATGAACCAAGCACTGGCAACTATTGGGGGTACAGCATCCAATGCCGGTTTCGGCATGCAAGAAATGTCTACGGCCATCGGCTTGCTGACCAATAAAGGCTTCTCGGCCGCCCAGGCGTCGCAAGATTTGAACCATGCCATCTTGCTCATGCAGGCACCGTCTAAAGGCGGAACTAAAGTAATGAAGGAGTTAGGGCTGTCCTTTACCGATGCCAAAGGTAACATGAAGCCGTTCCCGACGATTCTGAATGAAATTGGCAAGTCGATGGACGGCATGACGTCATCGGAGAAGACTAAAGCATTGAAGACGATGTTTGGCACCTCCGGTATGGCTGCTGTGCTGCCTTTGCTTGATTCCATGAAGGATAAGAGCGGGAGTACAGCCAAGTCTTGGGATGCGTTTAGCAAATCGTTGAATTCTGCTTCCAAGAATGGAGCCACCGCAACAAAATACTTAAACGACCAAGCTGCTGAAATGCAGAAGAACGTGGGCTCTAAGATTGAGCAAATTGGCGGTAACTGGGAAGCATTTTCCAACAAGTCAATGGCGGCCAAGTCTACCGTGACCGGCGGCATGCTGGACATGATTAACAAGACCATGGAATGGGCCACTGAATCCAATAGCGGTATCGCTAAGGTTGCCCGTGGCTTTATGGGGCTCTCTCCAGTCATTGGCCCGGCCATGACCGCTATCGGCGGTTTCACCCGTAACCTCGGCCCGATCGTTTCCACTGCCAGCAAGATTGGCAGTGGATTGCTCAATTTGGGCAAAAATGCCACCGGGGCCGTCAGCCATCTTTCGGGCTTCGGCAAAACAGCCACCACTGCTGCTGATGGAGCTACCAAAGTTGGAACGGCTTCTGGCAGTTCAGCTAAGGAAATGATTGCTATGGGCTTAGCGGCTATGGAAATCGGTGCAGCCATTGCTATTGCGTCGGCCGGCATTGCGCTCTTGGTGATGTCAATCACTAAACTGGCAGCCACGGGTACATCTGGCGTTGTAGCCCTGACTGCCGTCACAGTAGCTGTGGGGGCACTGGCTGGGATCTTTGCGTTACTCGGTCCACGCCTCACAGCAAGTGCTGTTGGGATTGCAGCATTTGGAGTGGCGGTATTGGCGGCTGGTGCTGGGATTGCACTGGCCACGGCTGGCGTTGCTCTACTGGTCACGGCTATCACTAATTTGGCAAGCACTGGCAAAGCTGGTGTTGTGACGGTTACAGCTATCACCATTGCAATCGCCGCATTAGCAGCAGTCTTTGCAATGCTCGGCCCAGCGTTGACCGCAAGCGTCGTGGGTATCGTAGGTTTCGGTGTCGCGATTGCGGCTATCGGCGTTGGTATTGGCGCAGCGGCTGCCGGCATGGCACTGCTGGTACAAGCATTCATCCAGCTGACGACGGTTTCGGCACAGATTGTCCCCACGCTCACCGCAATTGGGACTGGTATCTCAGCGATGTTTACTCAGCTCCTCCAAGGAGCAATTACCAATGCACCCATCATTGTCCAAACCATCTCCGTCATGATGCAGTCTTTACTGCAAGCAGTCATCACCAATGCGCCTCTTGTGGCTAAAGCATTCCTGGCTATGCTGCAGGCGGCACTGCAAGCCATTACAACCGCCATTCCAGAAATTGCGGCAGCAGGCCTGGAGCTCATCACGTCCTTCCTTTCCCAGATTCGAGACCATATCGGCGAGATGACTGGGCTTGCGTTGCAGATTGTAACCAACTTTCTTAATGGGGTGGCGTCCAAGATCGGTGGAGTTGTAGCTTCTGCCGCAGATTTAATTGCGAAGTTCCTCAGCTCTTTAGCTTCGCATGTTGGCGAAATCGTGAAGCCAGCAGTCCAGTTGATAGCGAACTTCATCAATGCGATTGCTAACAATTTGGGGAAAATTATCGATGCTGGTGCGAATCTCATCGTGAAATTCCTGAACGGTATTGCCAGCAAGATTGGGGACATCGTGAATGCTGCGATGAATATCGTGGACTCACTGGTTAAAGGCATTCTCAAAGTCCAGCAGCGGCTATTTAACGCTGCTATCACCTTGATTAATGGATTCGCTCAGAACATTGAACAAGGTGCGCCGAAGCTCAAGGCCGCTGGTGGTCGTTTACTGCATGCAATTATTGCGGCGCTTCCGGGCGGCGGACTCATCAATGCCGGTATTAACCTTATCGCTGGTTTCGTTAATGGTATTAGGTCGATGGTCGGTCAGGTGGTCAGTGCTGCTGAAAACATTGGGAGGAAAGCAGTAGGGGCCGTTAAGTCATTCCTTCATATTGGCTCGCCGTCCAAGGTGATGCGCGACCAGGTCGGGAAATGGATCCCGGCAGGTATGGCCGTCGGCATGGAACAGAACGCCGATGTGGTGAGCAAGGCAGCAGGAGCACTCTCTACTGCGGCGATTCCCGATATTCCCAAGAATCAGATTGCGGGGGCTATTCAACAGGCCAACGGACAGCTGCAACAGGGTCTGTCTGCTTCCGTGGCGGGCAACATCACCGTGGGTAAGCAACCGGCAAACATCCGTCTGAACATCGGCGGTCATGATTACAAGGCGTTCGTCGACGATATTTCGACGCAACAGGATAAGACGACCAATCTGCGGTTGAGCTTCTAGGAGGTGAGCAGATGTCAATGTACGAGTTCCGAGATTTACAGCCGTATGACGGTACAGACAATCTGTATCTGCCGCCTGAAGCTCTCTTCGTAGATGGAACCGCGCTTGAAGAGCTGGTTACTGGGTACCAGACGCTTAATGTGAGCGGCCGGGAATTGATGGGTTATGAGATCACCACGACAGATAGAACTGGTGGAGACGGCAAGATATTTCAATCAGCCAATCTGCCGGATCGAAAAATCATCGTGCGGTTCAAGCTGGCTGCACCGGATCCGGGTGCATTCCGCCAGGCATTCAACCGGCTTAATTATTTCCTCAGCAAGCCGCAGTTTGAGGCTTCATTCCATGACGAGGCGGATGTCGCATACACTGCGACGCTATCCGATGTGGATGACGTCCCAGAGGGGCGAAACGACGTTGTCTCCAGTTTCACTTTATACTGCTCTGATCCGTATAAGCATGACATCGACAGTGCCAGCATTCGTGGTGTGGGCAAGGTTGAGTTAGCTAAGGAGATTCCATACCCCGACACGCCGGATGTGCTGACGGTGGACGTGTCAGCCTCCACCAAGGCGGTCAATGTGACCAACGGGCGAGAGACAATTCGCTTCGCTGGGGATTTCAAGGCGGACGATGAAATCTCTGTCCACTTCCACGCACAGGACAAGATTTTATTGAACGGTGATCCGCACCCAGAAATTCATGATTATCTGAGCGACCTGGAAAACTTCCTGGTTCGTTCGCCGGGGACCATCTCAGTTGATCCGGCCACGGCAACAATTGAACTGACGTTGAGGGAGCGATACCGATGAGACTGATTCTGTTCGACCACGCTGAGAAGCCGGTGAAGATCATCACCGACATCATTGAGGGCCATGAGGAGATGGAAATCAACGAAGCGACCCAACTCTCTCTCGTCCTTGACACGCGGACCGTCTCCCAGGCTGAGCTGGAGGCAACGGCATATATTGCCATTCCCCGCCCGCACCAGCCCAATAATCAGTTCAACATGTACGCAGTCCAATCATTTTCGAACGATGCCAATACGTATACAGTGACCGGTATCGACCAATTCAACTTTGAGCTGGCTGGATATGGCTACATTCCTGAGAAACGTATGCCCAAGGCTGCCCTCAAGGACGTGGCTGCCACGGTATTCGGTGGGACACGGTGGCATGTGGGCGAGCTGGAGACTGTTCCAAACTCTGCCATATACTTCAACTACAACGCCCGTATCGAGGGCGTGAAGAAAATGGTCGCGGCCTTTGGAGTCGAAGTCGAGCACTATTATGTGGTCGAGGACAACCGCATCACCGATCGGGTGGTGAACATTAAGAAGCAGGTCGGGGCGGATACCTTCCGGCGCTTCGTATACGGCGACAACGCGCTCTCAGTCGTTCGTGAGGAAGCACGGGACAGCATCTATACGGCCGCTGTTGGCCGCGGAAAGGGAAAGGAGAAGACAGACGCAGACGGTAATTCCACGGGTGGCTATGGCCGGAAGATTACGTTTGCCGATGTCGCCTGGAGCAAAGCTCAGGGCAATCCCGTGGATAAGCCGGCCGGGCAGGAGTGGGTTGAGCTTACAGAAGCCACCAAACGGTGGGGTAACCCAGACAGCACGCCGCGCACGACGGTACTCGATTTCGAGGATGCGACTGACCCGGCGGCACTCCTGCAGCAAACCTATGACGCGCTGGTGGACCTGGCCCGGCCTAAGGTACAGTTCCGGGCGGAGGTGCAGAACATCGGCTGGCTCAACCTTGGTGACCGGGTGATCATCGTCCGTTTCGATCAGAATATTAAGTACAAGGCGCGGGTCTACAAGATCGACCGAAATATCCTCGATGAAAAGCAAAGCACGGTGGAGATTGGCGATTACCTGGTCAAATCGCAGGCCGAACGCGAAGACGATATGAACCAGCAGATCGATAACGTCAACGATAAGACGGACTCGATTAATGATGGACTGGATAAAGAAATCACTGACCGCCAGGACGCAGACGACCGGATCAAACAGGACACTGATGGCAAAATCACTGATGCAACCGACGGCCTGAATATCCGTATCGATGACAAGGTGCAGTATGGCCCCAATGAGCCCGCTAGTCCCCATGAAGGTGACGCCTGGTTCCAGGGAGACAACAACCAGACGCCGGGCAACGCCAAGTACACCATGATGATGTACCGAGACGATGAGTGGCGAGAAGTCTACCCGGCCGGCTGGGATCAGAAAATCCGCGACGACTTCAAGACCAGTCAAGACGAGACCGAGAAGCTTATCCAAGACGCTGGCTTTGGATCTGCCAAGGAGCTATACTCCCAGGTCAGCGACAATAAGGACCAGGTCGTGTCCGTCAAGGGGAACCTTAACGGGCTGCAGACCACGGTCGCGAACAACCAGAGCGACACAAACAGCCGTTTTACCCAGATGTCGAACTTGATTGATACGCGGGTGACCGACGCGAAGAACGAACTGAGCGCCCAAATGACGGCCAAGGTCAACAATGGTCTGGCCAGTATCCAGCTTTTAGCCGGTCCGGGCGGCTTGACATTGCGGAGTGACGGGTCGAGCACAACGGCTGACCTGGATATCAGTTATTTCACCGTCAATGGCACTAGCATTTTCAACACGGCGTGGATCAAAAACGCAATGATCGACAGCTTGAATGCGTCCAAGATTTCCGGCGGAGATATTTATGGCATTAATTCCGTGCATACCGGTCAAGGCAGCGGGAGCACAGTTATGTCCCCCGCGGGGTTCTCGACGTTTGGCACCTTAACCGCGCCAACTGCATACGTCTACAACAAGCTCTATCTTGATCCTGGCAGTTATATCCAGATAATCAATGGGTACAAGGGCTGGGGACTATATATGCATCTCGCTGATGGTGATCATCATATGGCAATGGATTAGGAGGTTAACATGGCAGAAGCAAATAAACGACCGGACAACTCAGCCAATTACACGGTCCAGCATTTGATCGGCATTATTACCAATCAGGCGATTGAGATTGGGCGACTGACCCAGACAGGAGACGAGCTGCGGTCATCGCTGGCATCAGCCAACGCACTGATCAATGAATTACAGAAAGGAGGCCCAACTAATGGCACTGGATCAGCTGACATTGAACATCAATAAGATAACGTCGTTTTATGGCAAAACACCAATTATCCGCCAGGGGGACGCCAATGAGACGCTCCCCATTTTATTAGGTAACGGTTATTCAACAAATGATTTAACCAAAGTGGACGACATCCGATTCTACGCGGAAAAATCTGGGAACAAAATCGTGGACATACTCAAGAGTGCGGATCCAGAGGCGTTCCCCGTAGCGAGTGCACATGGATACCTCGAGATCATCTTGCCACCGCAGCTGTATACCAGCCATGGGGACATCGACGTGGCTTACGTGCAGATCATTACCGGCGACGTTAAGGAGTCGACGAGCACATTCCAGTTTCAGGTGCTGCCGGCCAAAGGTACGCCAGCGGATAACGACAACTACATCCCTGAGGCTGCCAACATTGTGGACGACATCAAGTCTAAGGACGATGCTGCCCAGACCGTGCTGGAGCACGTGCGGGACAAGGGTAACGAGGCCGACACGATTGTGGCCGGTGCTCAGGGCAAGATTAATGGGGCCGTCAAGCAGGCGACCGATGCAGCGGACACGGCCAATACCGCAGCAACCAACGCGGATAAGGCTCGTGATGACTTTAATCAAGTCAAGACGGACACGCTGGCCGCCAAGGACGCCGCCAACGCAGCGGCCGGCAAGGCCAACGACTCAGCTGCCAAAGCCGACATCGCAACCGCTTCGGCCAGTGCGGCAACTGACAAGGCCAACGCGTCCAGTGCCAAGGCGGATACCTCTGCAACTAATGCTGACGCAGCCACACAATCAGCGAAAGACTTTATTGCCGGCGCGCCAAACAATCCCGCATTCAAAGGTCCACAAGGCGAACGTGGCGAGCAAGGCCCAAAGGGTGACAAGGGTGATAAAGGGGATGTCGGTGCCGGCTTGTCAGTTGCAGGCACAGTCGTCACTGAATCTGACCTGCCTAAGGAAGCAGCCGAGGGTACAGCCTACTTTATCGGCACGGACATGTACATCAAAACTGCCGATGGATGGAAGAACGTTGGTAACGTTAAAGGCCCACAACGTGATCGCGGTATCGGCATCGTTCATTCTGACGAAGACGTGATGACTGGAGCCGCAACTGATGAACCGGATGGTACGCTCCTGATTGATGGTCATTATGACCTGTACCAGGCCGCCGGGGGCAAATGGGCACTCAAAGGCAACGTTCAGGGTGCTAAAGGTGATAAGGGTGATCAAGGCATCCAGGGACCGAAAGGTGATCAGGGTCTCAAAGGTGACACTGGTGCCACGGGTCCAGCCGGTCCGAAAGGCGACCAGGGTCCAAAAGGCGATACTGGTACTGGGATCGAACTTAAGGGTACAGTCACCAGCGTCGACAAGCTCCCAGCCACTGGAAACACCGAGGGTGACACCTACACCGTTGTTGGCGTCCTCTACGTCTGGCAGGACGGTAAATGGACTGAGTCCGGTCCGATCCGCGGCGAGAAAGGTGAGAAAGGCGATACTGGCAGCCAAGGACCGAAAGGTGACACTGGGCTAACCGGGCCGCAAGGTGATCCCGGCAAGTCTGCTTATCAGGTATGGCTGGATGCTGGAAACAAAGGCACTGAAGCCGAGTATCTCGCTAGTCTGAAGGGACCGAAAGGCGACACTGGTGCGACCGGAGCCGTTGGCCCACAAGGTGCAAAGGGTGATACCGGTCCGCAAGGCGCTACTGGTCCTCAAGGTCCCAAGGGTGATACACCGTCACTGGATGGCTACGCTAAGACGACTGATGTAACGGCGGCCGATACGCAGATAAAAAAGGACATGCAGGCGGCCATCGATGCCAAAATTGTGTTGGTAGCCGATGAAGCTACGGCCAAAGCCAACTCGGCGAAAAATGCTAACATTTTGTACGTTTATCCTGAAAGCTGAGGTGCGAAATGGGTAGTTATTTTGGCAAAAAGACCAGTGGTGGCTATCTGGCCAGCAAGAAAATCAATGGGTATTTTGGCGGTCGAAAACTGTTTGGTGTTACCAACGTTGCCAATAAGTATGGTCTGAAACTGCTCAAATCCGTCGGTCCGTTTAATACCAACAACAACGACGCACAATGGGATTACTTCATGACACCATATCCCGGTGGAGACATTATTGCAGCCAATTGGAATTATGTGGCACGGATCGGCCCAGACTTGAAGCGCAAATGGACGGCCTCTCTTCTAGAGAACCCGTATTTTGTCGGCAACCCGAATGGTCTAATTTACGTGCAGACACATGATTCGGTGTTTGGGCTGGATGCCAACACTGGCAGCCGAAAATGGCGTTATGCTGTACCAACCGGCAGTGGGTCGGCTGGTGCTGTGCTTGATCCAACGACTGGGTACTGGATGCTGCTGAATAAGAATACCAATACTGTTATGTGTCTGAATACGGCTGGTCGTCTGGTCTGGACTTCAAAGGCACTGACTGGTGGAGTGGATTCGATTAAATATTTTGGCATCAATGGTGGCAAGTTGTATGCCGTAACACCGACAAATTGGTACCAAATCAGTATTGCTGACGGTAGCATTACTAGCAATACAGCCTTCACAATGGATTATTTTTCTCGCGCTGCGGAAAGCTACAATGCTGAGGTTGCATACTCTGCCACTGGTGCTGCCATTAATATGGCTAGCCTTCAATTGATTTGGAAGAAAACCATAGTTGGACTTACACGCTGCACCTACGGTGGTGGCTTAGCCATTGAACCAACACGAGGAATTGGCGCGGCTTCCTTGGATGTTTCAGGAAAGCAATATCTCTATTTTGTCGACCTCGCTAATGGCAGCAGCTCCACACATCCGGCGATTGAAACCGACCTTAATTATGTCTCGGCTGGCACTTTCAGTGGCGATTATCTCTATGTCAGCGGTAGCATTTCTGGGTCAGGTTATGTGTTGAAGATTTATCAGCTTACTAACTTATAGGAGGTCCAAAAATGGCCAAGACAATTTACATCTCCACAAACGAATTTCTCTTCGTACCGGTCACTGTCGAGGATGACGTGGCAGCAAAGCTCTATCAGACATATCCATTCGTACTGACTGCGCCGCCGAAGGACATGCCGTCTCCGAGTTATGACCGGGTCAACAGCCAGTGGGTGTCATTGGATGCCCAGTATGCCAACCAGGCAGCCGCCGCAGCCAAACAAACGGCCACAGAGGCCAAGGCGCAGGCAGAGACAGCCAATAAGACGCTCGATGGGGCCAAGTCCTCGATTCAGGCGCTGGCTCCGACGATTCCGGATAAAGCCGCACCCGGTCTGGCGTTTGCGTGGCCGGCTTGGTCTGGTGCGGGGGTCAAGTACACCAAGGGCCAGATCGTCAGTTACTCTGGTCAGCTCTATCGGGTGGCCCAGGATCACACGTCTCAGACCGACTGGCTGCCAACGGCAACAGCGGCCCTCTACAGCTTGATTGCCTACGATAGCCAAGGCTACCGCATTTGGATCAAGCCGACCGGAGCACAAGACGCCTACGCTAAAGATGAGGTTGTCCGGTATCAGGCCGATGGCAAACTGTACAAATCGAAGGTTGACGGTAACGTGTGGGAACCGACTCAGGACGGCAAGGACCAATGGACGGAGGTTGCCAACTAGCCGGCATTGGTGATCCCACCAAAGGGAGGTGAGGACGATGTGGAAATTAATCCGGGCCAATCCGATGCATACCGTCGTCGGGTTGGCGCTCATTGGAATCGGTGTATTCCTGATTGACCATGACCAATATTTCCGCTGGCCGCCGCACAGCTGGCTTCTGCCGGTGGTTAATGATAACTGAACCGGCGCAGCGTTCATCGCTACCGGCGTATTCTTCCTATTGTGGGTATTAGACAAAGGGCGGTCAGTCCGTTGGAATCGGGCGCTGGTCATGGTGGCGACCTTCCTGTTTGGTGCGCTGTCGGTTTATCAGTTCCTGCACTGGATCGGGCTGGGGACAGATTCAATGCCATGGATCAGTAATGCTCTCAACACTGCCTTCGTGATCTACATGGCGCGCAAGAGCGACACGGAAGATCATGGAGGTGGACGATTTGAATGATTTCATTAAAGCGGTGGCGCCTGTGCTCCAGATCCTGGTACCGGTCGTGCTGACGTACATCGCATACCTCCAATTTGCGAAAAAGAGCAAACATGATGAGACGCATGACCTAATCGAGGGATACAAGCAGCAGATTGCCGGCCTGCAACAACAGTTGGCCGATGTGAAGAAGAGCCAGCGGGACGAGACAAACGACTTGATTGCCGGTTACAAGCAGCAATTAGCTAGTGTCCAACAGCAGCTGGACGACATGTACCAGAAATTTTTGTCGTCCGAGAAATTGGTGGACGAGCAGCGCCGCGAACTCAACGAACGAAAGAAGGACGATGAATAATGGATTTTATCAAAACGTTAAATCTCGGTACGGCAGCGGAGCTGGTGATCAGCGCCGCTATTATTTTGGCCTTGGTGCAGGCCATCAAGCAGACAAAGGTCAATAACAAGTGGCTGCCGTGGATCGCCATGGGCCTGGGTGCGGTGGCCGGTCTGGTGTCGGTGGTTGCAACCAAGGACAGTAACTGGGTACCCGCTGCGCTGCAAGGTCTGCTGCTGGGTGCTGCTACCTCGGGCCTGTTCGACGGCGTAAAGGGGTTGTCTGCCACTGCTTTCGGCACGACCGAGAGCTCGACCAGCCCCGCGAGTCTCAATGAGGCCCAGACGCTGCCTGCTGCTCCCCTGACCACAGTGCCGGAGGAGACGCATGGTGATCAACGAGACGCTGGTGCTCAACCCAAGACTGAGCCGAAGGAGGACACCAAGGATGGCACTGTCAATCAATAAAGGGTATGCCTTGGCGGCCAACCAGGGGGATGCACGGGTGGCACTACCGTGGTATGTGATCCTCCACGAGTCAGGCAACCAGAAGGACGTGTATGATGCCAATGCCGTATTGAACGAGGTCAAATTCATGCGCAACAATTGGAGCAACGCATATTCGACGTACTTCGTTGGTGGCGGCGGACAGGTCTATCAGATCGGCGAACCTGGTTACGTCTCCTGGGCTGCGTTGTCTGCCAATCCATATGCACCCGTGCAGATAGAGCTGGCTCGCACAGCGGACCGTGAGACGTTCCGGGCGGACTATCAGGCGTATATTGCTCTGGCTCGCCAGTCCGCTCAAACCTATGGGATCCCGCTTACTCTCGACGAGGGCAGCGCGGGTAATCGAGGGATCAAGACACATGCCTGGGTGACGACCAATTATGGCGGTGATCACGTGGATCCGTATGCCTATCTTGCCTCATGGGGGATCAGCAAAGCCCAGCTGGCAACTGATCTGGCTGGCGGCGTATCCGATAGCTCACCTGCAGCAGACAACCCCAATGTTGTGACGGTCAAATATGTTCCAGGCTACGGTGTGGCCGCTCTTGGC